CCTCGTCGAGAACATCACGGGCTCGCTCGCCACCGTCCAGCACATCGCCGGACGTTATGAACAGCACGACGCCGACATCATCACGCTCTCCGACCTGAACCGCTCGGCCATCACCGAGCTCCAAGTCTTCACCGATCACATCGAGACGGCTGATGAGTCCGCCCAGGTCAAGCCGCTCCATGACCGTGTCCACGTCCTCGTCGTCCAGCTGCGCGTCCTGCGGAACACCCTCGAGGCCATGGAGAACGCCGCCGAGTCCGCCCTTGAAGACGTGCGCCGCATCTCCGCCAGCGTCGAAGAAGCCAGCCCCGAAGATGACAGCCTGTGAACTCTGCAAGGGTGCGTGCTGTGAGAGCATCCTGCTCCCCATCGACGCGTCCCCGACCACGACTGAATTCTACGCCGCCCGCGGCGAGGTCTTCATGATCGTCGGACGCACCTACGCCGAACTGCCTTCCCGTTGCCCGCACCTCTCCGGCTCCGGCAAGTGCAAGACCTACTCCAACCGCCCGGTCGCCTGCTCCCGCTTCGCCGTGGGCTCGACCATGTGCGTGACCGCCATCCAGCGCCGTCGCCCCGATCAGGCCGACGCCATCATGGCCCTTCTCTGACATTTCCCACCAACACCCAATAACACACCCATGCCCGACCTCATCACCGAACGCGTCATCTATGACGGCATCCAAGCGCTCAACCAATCCGGCGCGAAGGAACTGCTCAAGTCCCCCGCCCATTACCAGGCTTACCTCGCCCGCACCCGCGAGGACTCCAAGGCCCTCCGCGTAGGCACCGCCGTCCACAAGCTCGCCCTCGAAGGGCTGGACGCTTACAACGCCACGCACGCCATCGCCCCGGACGTGGACAAGCGCACGAAGGAAGGTAAGGCCGAGTGGGCCGAGTTCGTCACCGCCAACGAAGGCAAGGCCATCCTGACCGCCGAAGAGGGAGCCCTCGTCGACGCCGTGGCCAACTCCGCCGCCGCCTGCATGAAGAACAATGGCATCGTCCTGACGAAGACCGAGGTCATGTTCACCGCCTTCCTCGGCGATACCCTGGTCAAGTGTGCCATCGACGGCATCTCCGACGACGGCTACATCTACGATCTGAAGACTTGCGAGGATGCCAGCCCGCACGGTTTCCTTCAGTCCGTCCGTAAATACAAGTATGCTCTCCAGGCTTACTTCTACCGGCACGCCGTCGAGTCCGCCTACAAGTGCCGCGTCCTCGGCTTCCGCTTCATCGCCGTCGAGAAGGAGCCGCCCTACGCCCACGCGGTCTACGAGCTGGGGCCGGAACTGATGACCGGGGCCGCCTTCGACTTCGAGAAGGCGCTGACCCTCTACAAGGAATGCACCGCCTCGGGCAACTGGCCCGGATACCAGACCGAGATCACCACCATCGACATCGCCGCCAAACCCAGCGCCGCGACTAACATCAACTTCGCCTAACATGGAACCCAACAACGACAAAGCACCCCTAACTACGATTACCCAGAGCGGGACGTACAAACTCAAACTCATCCGCCCCAAGGGGACCGACAAGGTCAAGGTCTGGGAGGACGGCACGGCCTCCTGCAGCTTGTTCTTCCTCGATGACAAGGGCTTCTGCCTGTGGAAAAACTTCGGCACCGGATACGGCAAGGCGCTCGCGATGTTAGTCGGTAAGTACTCAAATAATTTCGCAAAGGAAATCAGGCTCGATGCCACCCCTGCCGAGTACTTGGAGTACATTAGCCCCGCTTGTGGCCAGACGTGCCTGATTGGCGTAGAAGTCTCTCACGCAAAAGACAAAGCCGGGAACCTGAAGTACGATAAGGACGGCAAACCGAAATGGTCTTACCGCTTTACTTACCCGAAGGGCAGTCAGAAGCCCACGGTACCCGACGCGTTGCCGCCCGAAGGCGTTCCCTTCTAATCCCGTGACCGAAGCACCCACGCCGATGTCCGCCCCGACGCTCGTCCTCATCGCAGGCTACGCCAGGGCGGGCAAGGACACGCTCGCATCCGGCATCCTTGAGTGGTCCCAGAGACCCGCCGAGCACATCAACTTCGCTGACGCCCTCAAGGAGGCCGCGAACCACTACATGGATTATCTCGGCCTTGATGGGGACTTCTTCAAGGAGGACTTCAAGGTGGATAACCGCGACTTCCTCGTCCACGCGGGCAAGTTCGCACGGCGCATGGATCGGGACGTGTTCGCCCGCCACTTCGCCAACTGGTGCCCGGTGATGAAGCACCACGACCAACCCTCCCCCGAGACGGTCGTCTGCTCCGATTGGCGCTACGTCAACGAGCTGCGCGTCTGCCAGGACATCCTCTGGGAGAAGGGCTGGAAGGTCCGCACCATCTACGTCGCCACCGCCGGGGTCGGTCCCGCCAACGACGAAGAACTGGACAGCATCGCCGAGATACGCGCCTCCCACCTGTTCGACCAGGAGTATATCTTCAGGCCGTCCTCGCGTAACGCGATCATGACCGAAGGCCGCAACCTCGCCCGCTCATGGAAACTATGAACCCAGAGACGCTGCGCTGGGCGAACAAGGTCGGCCTGTCCCCCGACCGCGTGGCCTTCCTGCTGGCCTGCCCCAAGTATACCCGCACCGGGCGAAACGACAAGCCCGCCTACATCAAGGCCGAGAACCCGAACCACCACCTCCAGAAACTCGGCGACTGCTATTGGTTCCGCCTGCGTCGACGCGGCAAGGACATCGTCGAGAACATCGCCAGCGACCTCGAGACCGCCCGCAAGCGCCGTGACGAGATGCTCGCGGCCTTCGACGCCGGCAAGCCCATCCCTTACATCAACGTCCGCTAATGAGCACCCCTACCCGCTTTGTCGCCTTCGGTGACAACCACGGCGACATGGCTGACGAGAACGCCGTCGAGGCCCTGGTCGAGTTCATCAAGGACTACAAGCCGACCGTGCGCGTCCACCTCGGCGACTGCTTTGACTTCCGATCGCTCCGCCGTGGGGCTGGACAGGATGCCGAAGGCGCCGAGTCCCTCATCTCCGACATCGAGGCCGGTGAAGCCTTCCTCGAGCGCACCAAGCCCACCGTCTACCTGATGGGCAATCACGAGCACCGCGCCCAAGCCCTCCAGAACACCTCCGGCTCCGCCCTGGTCCGTGACTACTGCGCCGACCTAGAGGCCCGCATCAAGACCGCCGCGAAGAGCTGCGGAGCCAAGACCATCCTCCCCTACCACGCCGAGAAGGGTGTATACCGACTAGGTCAGGTCGCCTTCATCCATGGTTACGCCCACGGCCTGAACGCCACCGCCGAGCAGGGTAAGCATTACGCCGACCGCGGCGGGGCTCTGATCCACGGCCACACCCACACGCTCGCCCAGGTTAACTTGACCAAGGCCGAAGGCGGCGCCGCTTTCTCCGCCGGCTGTCTCTGTCAGAAGGACGCCATGGCCTACGCGTCGCACCGGCTCGCCACCTCCCGCTGGGGCTCAGGCTTCGCCGCCGGCTGGGTCGACGGCAAAGACTGGAAGGTCTGGCTCGTCCACCGCGTCGGCTCCCGCTGGGTCTGGACAACTGACCTCAAGGTCTTCACCCCGAAGGCCCGATGAAGCGCATACTCATTGCTTGCGAAGAAAGCCAAACGGTATGCAAGGCTTTCAGGGCTAAAGGATTTGAAGCTTACAGTTGCGACGTCCAGGAATGCTCTGGAGGCCATCCAGAATGGCATATCAAGGACGACGTACTTAAACACATCAACGCAGGATGGGATTTGGTAATAGCCCACCCTCCATGCACATACCTTAGCAAGGCCGGTGCTCGATGGCTTTATGCTGGCGGAGAGTTAAACCAACAAAGGCTTTCACTAGGACTAGCTGCCAAGGATTTCTTCAATGCTATGCTTAACGCTAAAGCAAAGTTTATTGCCGTTGAGAACCCTACGCCTATGAAGGTTTACGATCTGCCAGAACACACCCAGGCAATACAGCCTTGGCAGTTTGGTCACGCATACAGCAAGCGCACGCTCCTGTGGCTTAAGAATCTGCCAAGGCTTATACCGACGAACATCGTCAAAGAGCATAAGCCATACCTCCCATCTAATACTGGTGGTAAGAAGCGTGGGCATTCTTATTCAATCGGAGTAAGCAAAAACGCAAAGCAGAGCAGTAAGACATTTGAAGGCGTTGCTGAAGCAATGGCCGAGCAATGGGGGGCTATGCTATGAAGCGCTTCGACGCCCACGCCCTTGTCGCCGCGATCAACGCCGACGACACTCCCGAAGGCTGGCACAAGACGACTGAGGTCGTCCGCCTCCTAGGCTACAAGACCCGGGCCGGAGTCTCCCTGCCGCTCGCCCGCATCGTCAAGGCAGGCTACGCCGAGCAGAAGACCATCCGACGAGGTCGCTTCATCTATCGCCTCTCGCCCAGGTTCAAGTCTTGGGCCGCCGCGAAGGCCGCAGCTGAAGCCCTCGAGAAGTTCAAGGCCCCCAAGGGATGGGTCACGCTCTCCGAGTATGCCCACAAGCACCGGCGCACCGTCCGCGGCGTGCAATACCGCATCGACGGCATGGCCCTCCCTGTCCGCATCCTCCGCAACCCTCGGAGCGTCCCTTACTACCGCAAGGCCGACCTAGACCGCGTCCTACGCAAAGCATCTTGACCACGGGCACCCACGCCCCCATCCCCAACCCTCTCTTCCATGATCCCGCCGAATAACGTCGCCGCGGAACGCCACCTGCTCGGCGTCCTCCTACGCGAAGCCGCCCACCTACCGGGCGACCTCCAGCCTTCCGACTTCTTTGAGCCAGCCCATCAAGACATCGCCGCCGCCATGCTCTCGCTGGCAGTCGATGGCATCGCCCCTGACGAGCTGACAGTATCCCAGCGCCTACGCCAGGTCAACAGCCCGGTCACCGAGGCCACCGTCTCGCTCCTAGTCAGTGACGCAGGCCAAGCGGCCTTCCGCCTTGAGCACGCCGACATGATCGCGGACGCGGCCATCCTCCGCCGTGCCCTAGTCGCCGCCGAACAGGCCACCGACCCCGACACCCTGCTCGACCATTATGCCACCATCGCCGAGACGCGCAAGGGGCGGAAAGCCAAGCACGGCCCCCAGCGCATGGACTTCGACGCGCTGCTATCCTTCGAACGTAAGGAAGACCCGTCGTGCATCCTCGGCAACCACCGCTGGCTATGCAAGGGCGGCTCACTCCTGATCGTCGGCCAGTCCGGCACAGGTAAGTCGTCCCTGATGATGCAGGCCGCCGTCCATTGGTGCATCGGCAAGGACTTCTTCGGCATCAAGCCTGCCAAGCCGCTTCGGGCCATCGTGCTCCAAGCTGAGAATGACGCGGGCGACATCTCCGAGGCCTTGCAGGACGTCATCGCCGGGGCATACCTCGACAGCGACGAACGCTCTCAGCTGCGCGACCACCTCGCCATTTTCCGCGATACCGTGAGCACCGGCACGACCTTCACCTCGGCCCTGCGTGACCTTATCATCGAGCATAAGGCCGACATCGTCTTCGTCGACCCTCTCCTTTCCTTCGCGGGCATCGACGTCTCCGATCAGGAGCAGGCGTCCAAGTTCCTGCGCCATGACCTCGCCCCCATCCTGCTCGAGACAGGCGCCGTCCTCGTGGCCATGCACCACACCGGGAAGCCTAAGGCCGCCTCCGACAAGGAAGGCCACACCGTCGCCGACCTAGCCTACGCGGGCCTAGGTTCCTCGGAGTTCACCAACTGGTTCCGCGAGGTCGCCGTCCTCTTCCGATGCCAGGGCGAAGAGCCGATCTACAAGTTCGGCCTGACCAAGCGCCGAGGCCGTGCCGGTCTCAAGGACCACGCCAACCAGTTCAAGGGCGAGATTTACATCCGCCACGCCGCCGAGAAGGGGGTCATCCGATGGGAATACAGCCAGCCCCCCTCCGAGATTGCGTCCGAAGTGTCCAGCAGGGATGCCGATTCCAGACCCGCCAAGGGGTCTACAAGGCGTTTGGGTCTGTCGTAAGACCGAGGACAGCCAGAAGGACACAAAAGACCGCCTAGGCCATCCTAGGCTTGACTTTGGATAAATCAATGACAGGCTAATGGACAGCCTACTACACACCACTTTAACAAACCCTTTATCAAACCGTTAGAGGGGGACAAATACAAGATGCAGTCCCCCTCACCCAGTCCCTACGGCCTTGGCTGACGCCGGCCT